TCTAGGCCACCACTTTGAAATTTTGGGCTTACTCATTCTGCTGTACCTCTTTCCAAACGTCCTCTTCTTTCACGATCACGCAGCGACAGTTAGGATGCACATTCGGTGCAAACACGTCCTCGTCAACCATCTCGCCATACGGGAACATGCCATACAAGTCGTCAGGATCCTCAAGCTCGTACACTTCGCCACCGTACCGAAAGCATTTCTCGCACGAGCGTTTATCGTCAACAATCATGAAGCGCCAAACTGAATACTTCACACGCGGATCTACAACAGCCGAGCGAAACGCTTGAAACGCCTGAAAGGCTCTGAACGTTCCAGCGTCTTCTTCTTGCTCAATGTCGTCGATGTCAGCTTGCCTCTGCAATAAGCCATCGCCTGCCCCTCTGCTTGACCACTGCGGCCGAGCCCCCACTAACCTTAACCGTTCCGTCGGTTCCGTTGCCTTCAGGGTAGTCTTCGGGAAAGCCTAGCCTCGGTCGGGCCTCTTTCGCGTAGATTATGCCCTTGTCCACAAGGTCACAGTACAGTTTGCCCTTGTCCTGTATCGTGGGCTCCCAGATGGGACGCCATTTGACCTTCGGGATCTCAACGCCTTCGCCATACTTGGCTTCTATAAGCTGCTTGAACAACGCTGTTTCAAGTGTGTCGCCTATGCCTTCCTGTAGCATACGCAGTCTGGTAACGTATTCCTGCATGACAACTTCTGCCGTGGCCCTGTTTGTGCCCTCGCTCTTACCCATGAAAATCTTTGGCACGCCTAAGACTGCTTCACGTTGAGTGCATAGATAGTCAAGCCAGAACTGGACGTTGACGTCTTTCGTCATGCTTGGAATAACGTCGACTGAGACGTCGCCTCGCACGAACACGTCTGTGGCTGCTTGGCGCGTGCTGAAAGCTTCCATGAGCGCGGTTAACTGGGGATCGCTGAACGGCCTTTCAGGCGTTCCTGCCTTCACGACAAGCATAGGCTTGGTGTAAGTGTGAATGATTACGGCCATGTCATCCTCAAGCTGATCAATTAGTGCTTGAATCTTGAGTAGGGGCCGCAGTTGACTGGTTCCGTAGTTGAACTCGTACCACCAGCTTTTGGGGGACCAGCGAAGGTGGACAATGTCCTGTGCGGTGAAGGCTACGGGGGGAAACGTTAAGAGCTGAATGTAGCCGAAGACGTTTCCGTAAGCATCGCGGCGGACGCGCATGTGCACGGGATCTAATGGTTTGAGCCACCACTCTTCAGGCGGCATGGCTTCCTCGCGGCAGATCTCCAGGTAAGCGTTGCCGAAAACAAGCTCGTCAACACCTGATATTCGGAGCGTCTCTAAAGCGTTGTGCTCGTCAAGCCAGTCCGTCAGCCACTCTCGAACCGCGTCATCTCCGCCTTCAAGCTCGAAGCCGTTGCTGATTGCCAAGTTAATGGTCACGTCAAGAGCAGCTTTGATGTACGGCGTAAAAGTGTAGAGATCCTTGTACTTAGGGAGGTCTTCTATGGGCGTTGCGCCCCAGAGCCGGTCCCAATACGCTGTGTAAGGTGGAGTGACAAACCCTGCGCCTGAGCCCTTGAGCATGTAACGGTTTACATAGCCCCAAAGCATATTATCAGCTTTCCAGCCGAAGGGCACTTCTTCATCAATCTGACGCTTGCTGATTTCTTGTGGAACATGTCGCTGAGCGACAAATCTGCCCGTAAACTGTCTTGCAGCCTTCAGGCTCTTTCGAATTTTCTCAGCGACAAAACCCATTTTCAACACCTTCTAATGGGGAAGCATAACGGCCCCCGTTCCAGGAAATGCAGTCATTTGGCAAGAGTAGACGGCCAGAGCTAGAGCCCACAACATATCGTCGTGACTACGTTCCGGGTGGCTGAACTGCAGGTGGCCACTCTTCCCATATTCGTATCGTTGTTCGTTGATCTGTTCGCAGAGTTGTCGGTGATAGGGTATCGCCAACTGGTTGTTTTCTAGGGCTATTTTCAGCGTTGTAAGCAGGTCCTCTTTTGTCTGAACGGTCAGTGTCAAGCCTTCAGCGCACGTTATGCCTTGGTTGCGGATCTCTTCTAGAACTGGTTCTCCCAAGCCGGTTTGATCTACCAGTACTTGGCGAAATCCGGATTTTTGACTTGCTCGGACGATGTGGCCTATTACTTGCGTATACGGTGTCTCAAGTTGAAACTGGTATAGGTAGACAAGCTTGAGGACACTGGGTTCACGCTTCAAGATCGCGATTACGCTGTGGTCTTCTAGCTTGCCGAAGTCGACGCCCGCGTAGTAGTCTCCAGTTGGAAACGAAGCCTCAAGGGTTGCGTATGGCTCTAGGCCCAGTTTCTGGGCCAACTCAACGGACTTGCGAATCAGGGCCTGTGGGAAATAGCTGTTTATGGCCTCAGCGAACTCTGCCTCGTACTCCATAAGGTAAGCTTCACACGTCATATTCTGCCGCATTTCTTCAAGGAACTCGGGCTTAATCAGTGGGCATTCGCTTGATTTCACTTTGTAAACGCTGTAGTTAGGATTCACAAATGCTCTGTAGAAAAAGTGGTCCTTGGCCCAAGGTGTGCTGAGGAATATGGCGTAGCCATCAGTTGCTGAAATCATGGGAAAGATAACTTGGACGATGGTTCTCTCGGGCATGAAGCTTGTTTCGTCGCAGATCACCATTCGTGCGCTGTAGCCGCGAAGCAGGTTTTCGCTGCACGGCAGGGCGATTATGCGGCTGCAGTTGTCGAAGCAGATCAAGGTTCTGGTTGCTCTCAATATCCTGTTCCGCAACCTCACGGATTGAAAGACAAAACCGGTTATGCGGTCGAACATTATCATGCTTTGCCGCAGGCTCGGCGACGTTATCAGCACAGTTACGTTCGGGTTCATGTCCGCGAAGTAGATGGCTTTCAAGGCTATTGTCGTCGTCTTGCCTGTTTGTCTGCCCATGCAGGCTACGATACGCTTGCTCTTGTCCTCTAAGAGCCTGGCTTGATAGGGAAAAGGCATAATCCCGAGGAGCCGCTGGGCATAGTCGACAGCGTCTTTGATCTCGACGTCTTCTTCGCGTTCCAGTTGCCTAAGTTCAGCGATGTCGTCAAGTACTCTTTGCGCCCTTCGCTGCTTGTAACTCTGCCATAGCAGACTTAAGCTCTTCAATCTGTTTCTCAATGTTCTCCCACTTCTCATAGCCCGCCAGCAGTGGACCGTAGTCCTTGGCTGCTTGAAAAATGATGCGAAACCGCTCAAGCGTAAGCTTGTCAATTCTGACCATATTGCAGACCTGCTCGAAGGCAGTGCTGAATAGCTTGATAGCATTCTCGATGCTCAAAACATCCTTTGCAGGCTGTATTGCCGCAACTACCGTTTGGGACTTTGATCCGACCACAGAGCGGTATATCCCCATCTGCTTCTTAATGGCGTTAAGAGTTCTGCCTGGAAGCCTACAACTGTCATAAATCTGTCTGGGACCTACACCTTGCCCAGCCATCTCTATTAGAATTCGAATTTCTTCATCCGTCCAAAACCTGCCTCTTGCCGTACTTGGTCACCTTTGAAAAGTACCATGTCCACGTGAGTCCATCAAAACCTCGCCTATCTCTACGTCTGGCACAACACTGACATCAACACACCATGTTAGCGACGCAAGAACATCTACTCGCGACAGCCTGCAAACCGTCTCGCACCTGATCCTGTCTCGAAAACTGCTCGACAATATCATTCTCCGAATCAGTTTTCGCTGTTTTCTTTCTCTGCTTCTAATATGTGTCAAGGCTCCCACTAGCACCACACAAAGGCGGCGAAACTTGCAACGTCTACCGTGATAATGCGCGTAATGAATTGAAATGTTCTACAGAACCCTAGAGAGCACTATGGGAGAGTCACTGAGCGGTCAGCATAATCGCTCATTGCGGAAGGTACTCGTAAGGCCCTTCAGGATAGACTGTGCACGTATAGTTGTAACTATTGCGGAGAAGTGACTTCAAACTATACTACGACCTAGACAAACATAGAGAACGTGCGCGCCTTCTAACATTGACTCTAATCTGCACAATAGTCGGCGTAACAAGAGAACATCGAATCCACATGGCTAGAACACGACAGCAAGCCAAAACTGCGTAGGCTCGCGCGCGCTAAGCGCAATGATACTTGGGCTTACGATTTTCCGTCTCAGCAGAAGCCGAAAGCCTAAATGAACCACACTTGCCATCACATTTTAAGTAGACGGCCTAATCACATTTTGAGAACAGGTGATGAATGCTGGAAGCCATAATCCTTTGTGGAGGAAGCTGCTGGAGACTGAAGCCCGACATATGGGTTCCGAAGCCTAAGCTGAAGATAAACGATGAAACCCTGATCTCCCACCATGTAAACTGGCTCAAAAGACACGGAATAAACAGAATAATACTCGCTACTGACAAATCAGACCTCTTAGATGATCCATCAATAGTCTATTCCATAGAAAAGAAGAAGCTCGGAACAGGCGGAGCAGTCAAAAAAGCAGCACAATTGGCCAAGGAATCAAGAGTCTACGTGATGAACGTTGACGACCTAGTCTTCTACGACCCAAACGAACTGTACGAATACTCAGACAAAGGCGCAGCCATCCTCTTATCCAAGC